GTAAGTATTGGGTTTTATACCCTCTACTCCCCTCTCATCGCCATCGTTTCACAAGAATACTTGTGCCACGACGTGTGTATGACCGAACAGAGAAAGGATTCCCTATCTCTAGGGAGCCCCCAACACTGCTTCTGCGAGTACTAGTAATCGGTTTTACAAAAGGAGTATGGTCCACCTCTGCGAAATAACGCAAGAGCATGGTCCATCCATCCAATTGTTTATATACCGGTTTGACCTCCGCGGTCCAAACCCAACGTTCAAGCTTTTGAAGCTTGTAATTGGATCTGGTTCGTTTTGGTCGGTTGTACTCCGGAACTTCAATAAGAGAAGGATAGCTATTATTATAGCCATCGTATTCAGGTATCTCTCGATAAACATCGAGAAGTAACTCTACGATTTTATCGTAGGTCTTATAGAAGTGCTGTTCATACATGCTATTAGCGTAAGCTATATAGCTTGTATAAACATTCGGGGATGGACGTGATGCCCAGGTTGTACGAATACGTACAGGAGTGACACAAACGCCTCTATAGGCGTCCATACCACATGATTCTCTAAAGAATCCACTGGTACAGCTCTTGGCACGGTTTACGAGTAAACCAAATGCTTCAAGCCATTTAATTGCGTGCGCGGATTTATCCGTTCTCACAATTACATCATCGCCGTACACTAGAATGCTCTTTCGAGCATCTGCATCATCCTCTGCTGCACTAAGTATAGCCCAAACAGTAAGCGCCAATATGGGAAAGCATAAAGCTGACCCCATTGGAGCAAACTTGTTTAAAGGAAGTACTTCTTGCGAAGGGAGGATTGTGGACTGTGACCTGCTGCAAAGGAGGGCCTGTAAAACAGGCTCCGGAAACAGCAAGCGAACAAGACCAACGGTTATACGATCACTTGCCTCTTTCAAGTCAAGTGAAGCGTAACGGCCATTTCGAGACCCGAAGAGGGCCGCGATCTGGTTTGGCTTTTGGTCTGTGAAGTGGACATTGTACCTCGTTAGAGGATGCGATTCCACTCTTCGTACGATAGCGTCACCTAATCCTTGTTGAATCCATTGAAATTCAACGGGTTCACAAGAGATTAGACGAGGCCCGCGTGAATCCTTCGGCACAAGGATAACCTTGGCGGAAGATTCCACCTCTTTAAGGAGTTTAAATTCCTTATAAGAGTCACATATGTGTCCAAGAGATGCGCAGAAATACGCATCGAATGGATACATCGAGTTGATCCGAGGATTAATACGTGCCCATTGGTACTTACCCCAGAGCTTTTCTCCAGTGGAGACAGCTCCGGGTCCGTGCCGAGGACGTATATCAAGCGGATCAAAGCCAGAAAAGACCCTTGCGAGTCTTATTCGAGCTTTACGGATGATCTTGCGAGCATCAGGGGGATTAATCTCCATGATGTAAGCAGGATTGCTATCGAGCTCATCGGCAATTCTGCCGAAGAGTTCGTTGAACGAAGAAATATCGTTCTCAGCTTTTACAAACTGAGAAACGACTTTCGCTTCGTCTTCAGGCCTATTAGGGAGTTCGAGTTTGTAAAACACGAACAAGATCTGCCTAATATGTTTGATGCATGTCGCACAGGGTGTTGGAAGAACCCAACCTTCGTGTGAGAAGATGCATTGGAATAGCTCACCTAAGAATTTAGGAAGCTTACTACCGGAATGAGCACATAGTGCCCAGCCAGTAGAGTCTAATGGAACTTCTCCCGTCAAAGCCCTATCAAAGGCTTTGCCGAGAAGTGGAAGAGTTTTCGTAAGAAAACTCAGACCTTCCCGATCTAATCTTTTAGCCACTTTCAAGGTGGTTAATCGAAGAGATCGTGGTGTAAACACGCTACTATGCAACGTTTGCACGTCAGATAGTAAGGTGGCGATGATCTGTTTATACGGATCTAGGCTCTTATTGTTAACCATATGGTATAACTCCTAGAGCAACAACGCCACCAACTCTGATCACACAACCAACATGGGTTATCTCTCAGCTTATATTCTGCGACTCCCACGAATTGTCATTCCGTGGACAGTTAAAGACATATAAGTCAGAGTGTTTTAAGACCAAGAGATAAACCAAACATCGCAAGTAGGACTCGTATAAACGAGCCCTACTACGCGATAGAAGGGTCACATACACAGGTATATCTTGTTGAACAGACCGTTTTACGGGCGATCAACATCGATATTATCTCGAATATGTACAGATCTAATATTTCCGCATTCAAGTTACAGCGCGGTTTTATTAGATTAGGATAGACATGCCCCGTAACACTCTAGGGGCCAACTATCTTCTGTACATCATTGGTGCTAGAAAGGGTCAAATAACCCTTCCCGACATCAAGCGAGAAACTGTGTGTAGTGCAACCGGATATCAAAAAGATAACCAGATGCAATGTGACAACAGCCCCCAGTATCTTGACGATAAAGGGGTCACTGAAGAGTGGCAACTTCGATGGTTTCATTCTTTTGATTGGTTAGCAAGTATTTAGCTTGCACCCACTCATAGAATGATACGTTTTACAACGTACCATTGATAAGTGCCGCCGCACCGTTACCAGTGCCGTCGTAGAGGATGGTCGTTGAGGCGCCTAAAGACGCCATAAACGAATTCACCTCCGCGACAACATTGACCGCTTCGGTCGTCGCACTCATATCCCCAACAGGGGCATCGAGTACGAAATAACCGGAGACTACGCGCGGAGTTCCAGATACGCCCGTGATGGTTTTATCCACACGTGCGACGGAACGCCGACGGAGCAATGCACCAGAACCAGTTTCAAGGTGTGAAACCTTGAGACGGTGAGGAGCATTGGGTGCTTCGCCACTTTGGGCGAAGGTAAGGGAACGATCCAGGGTACTGATTCGATTAAACTCGACTTCAGTACCAGATGAATTCTTCACTTCATTGGTTGTGAGGTTTGTTGGTAACATATATATGTTGCGTATGAGAAGTACTACACGTGGGAAACCCCAAGTGCAGCACCAAGACTAAACTCTTTCGGGTTTAGTCCACTCGTTCTCAACGAGCTTATGAGTGGCGGCATCTGATTTTTCCTAAAATAGGAAACTTCATGAAGCATAGCCACTTGGCCGGTAAGGGAGCTGCTAAGCTTGATCTCGCGATCAATCTTAACAGACCACCCGCCTTTGCTTATGTGTGTTACTATATCCAGCTGTCTTCCGGTGAACTGAGAAAGCCATGGGCCTACGCCCACGACCCAATCAACAACGAAAGACCATGGTATTGCATTCCAAATGACCTGGGGCGAAAGCACCAGACCATTGTAGTCAATAATACCACGTGTGCGGAGTTCCGCATATGAACCTTCGGGCATAGCATAGCTATACTCGAGGGTAGCTTGGAAACGTGCAACCGAGTAGGCAACATCTCTAGTAAGAGATACATTAGTGTCACTATCGGACGGGCGTCCGGTAGTAACACGTGTACTCGAATTAGATTTGAAGCCATCCAACTCGCACCCCCAATGGGTACGAACTGGCTGGTTCGCCTGCGCGAGAAGCTGCTTAAGCTTCTTTTCGACACGATCAACGCTAAAAACAACGTTGGTTATGTCTTGTAGTAACGGCTGGATGTTGAAGCTATTTTGTAAATAGACATCAGCACCCGCGTTCACGATAGACTTGAGCGTTTTCCTACTGGCTCGACCGCCATTGGCGAAGAGGTATTTTGCCTCTCCTTTCAATAGCTTTTCGAGATTAGATAGGGACTGCCCAATCTTCGCAAGGGTATGGGGAATCGTCTTAACGTCTTTTAACTCATAAATTGAATTTATGAGAGAAGATGCAGGACGAATCCCAGGAAGCATGTTTTGACATGCTAACCCGTATAGTCCTTGGTCGCTATGATAGCAACCATCGACTAGACCTTCCCATAATACCGGAAGTCCTAATATAGGATTATCGACCGGTCCGAACGCCGCAACTGGACTCAGTGCTAAGTTACAATAATTACCGTCCCAGAACGAAAGAACTGGAATACCGTAATTACGATACTTAACTCCGCTTTCTCTTGAAAAGAAAGCGAATGTGCCGTCAGTCACGTTCAACATACGTTTGTAATGCTGAACAGGATTGAACGATTGCCAAGTACTCTTCTTCTTTGGTAAGAAGTCGAGCTCGGTAATATCCGTTTGTTGTTCAACTCCTACGGTATCTAGAGCCTCATAAAGGCTCTGGTAACCATCGAAGTTATAAACAGCAAAGCTGCCGTCGCTAGGAAAGCGACTACCGTCTACAGTATTAATACTGTAGCCGTATACAGCATGCGGAGGTACACTTTGAGTTCGAGTTGGTAGCCACATAAACATAGTAGTGTGAAACACACCATGAGAGCTTATAAGGCCCTCAAGAGCTACCTCCAC